TTCCTGAAGCGTATGTCGGAGTGCTACCATAAGTTTCACCGATATTAACTGTTATCTTTCTATAAGAATTAACACATTTCTGCCATCCATAACTATTATCGTCAAAGAAGTTAACCATGTATTTCTAAGCATAGGCCGCAGCGTCAAAATAAATTTTATTAGTTCCGTAAACAGGCTCTACCTGTTCAGTCCATTGTGTTGATGTCGTTACATCGGTTACTTTAACTGTAAACTTAAAATTAGGTTGTGCAGTTTGGTTAGAACTTGCAATAAACCAATTCTCATTATAAGCAGGTGTTGCTTTAGTCGTTGATGGAGTTTGTAATAATGTTACTGCCATTTTATATTCCTGTTAATTGTATTGTTATATCTTTGCCTATTATCTTAGCCACATCTTGTTCTAATTTATCTATCCTACCATCGTTAATTACTCTATCTCTAAATGGCTTAGGTTTGATACCATTCCTACCGATTGAACGTGCCATAATCCATGCAAACTGCTTAACTGCCTTTAGATAGTTTGGTTTCTTTTTAGCTTTAGTAATATCGAGCATTATATCCTGCACTCTGATATTATTTTTACCCATGTATTCCTTATCGAATACAGATGGAGGTGGCATTTTACCTTTCTTTCTACCTTTCTCTATATAATACCAATAATCACCAGAAGCCTTAACTTTTAAATTAAATGTACTTTTATCTGCCTTTATTTCAGGATTAAATTGTAGTGCTGCTTGTTGAGGTCCGCCTTTGCCACGTTTCCTACCATCCTTTAAAGCCTTATTCATAGATGTTTCTAAATCCTTTGCTAACTGAATACCAAAGTTATCTAATAACTGCTTTAACTGACTTTGAACACTATCTGCCATTATTCAATAGTTTAATTCTGTTTAAATGTTCCTGCATCTGTGCTTTCTCCTTTAAGTAACTTAATCTATTAAGAAACCTAATGACTTCCCATTCATATATCGCATCTTCAATTATTGGATTACCCTCGCTCATTTCAATGATTATATGTTGCCATCCCCAATATCGTTCAAAATCCCCTCTTGGATTAATTCCATTATCTCCTCCATCCGTTCCTGTATTATTTTCTCCGCTTCCAAATAAGCTACCGAAGTTTTGCTCAAGTGAAGTAATGCTCTTAAACAAAAAAAAACAACCGGATAGATATGTGCAATACTTTGTTTCTTTAATTCCTTAGCTAATTCTTTGTGATATTTATCACTATATTTAAAACCATTCCATGTTAGTTTCTCATAACATAAGGCACCAATATCACATAGATTCTCTATTGCCTTATTGTCTTGCATTAGAGTTGATATTGATACATACCTTGCAGTATTTAACATCTCAGCATCTAATGTGGCTCTGTATAAATTACCTTTAATGAATAAGTACTTTTTTGGATTCTTATTCCATTTTTGGCTCTTTAAGAAAGATAGCAATACAAAGTATCTTCTAACTTTCTTTATTTCAATAGCTTCAATCTCAGCAACTGATAATCCTGAAAGTATAGATAATATCTTTACCTGGTCGTCTAAATCACCATTAATCAATGGCTCAATTTGTTGATACTCTTCTACTTTAAGTTGCTTATAAGATGTTGGTATTCTCATATATATTAAATTACAATATTTATAAAATATTTGTGTATATTTGTTAAGTTGTTTTGTTGTTCTATGAGGGCAGGTTTGTTCATGTTTTCCTGCCCTCTTTTTTTACATAAAACTATATTTCCCTGTATTCTTACCTATCTTATTTAACGCTACATACCTAATAGCATCAATGGTATGATTATTATAATCTACAGGTACATTCGGCTTACCATCCACCCATTTATAACTTCTAAACTCTTTAATCACATTAACTGAATCCCTTGTTATATTTATCTTAAATCCTTTTAAAGTATCTATTGAGTTTCTAATACTATCAGGCCCTTTGTTAGCACCATCGACATTGAATCCACCTCTCCTTAAATCTTCGATAGACTTTGGCTCAGCACTATCTGCTATAATATGCATCTGTTTAGTTATACCTAAATTATGAAGTTTGTTTATTATATCTGAGTTTGTTAATCCTGTTTGATAGATTAGTTCTTTAATGATTAACTCACCATTATGCCTGAATACCTTTACTAATGTGGTTGGATCTTGTGTAAATCCAAAGTCCATTCCAAGTCCTATTAGTTCTGCCTCCATTGGCACATCGTCTACTATATCAAAGTTTCTGAATATTAATCCTTCAATCTTACCAGTTAATCCCCTTGCATAGACTTTAAATAGTTCCATGTCTTTGAATCTTAGGCCCTCAATTTTATCTCTTATCTTTTGTGGTACAAATGGATTATGTCGATGGTCCGATATAAATAACTTTGTGTTTGGTTGTTTAAGTAATTGCTCATGTACCCAAAACTCAGCATTAGGATTATAGTCAATGTAAACTTGTTTCTTAGTTCGCATATATAACTCATTGAATATATCGTAGCTTATACCCTGTGCTTCATTGATAAATAGATAATCTCTTTTACCGGACTTTGCACCTTGTGAATCCTCATAAGATTTAAACTCCATTACTGATCCGTTAATGAAAGTAAATATCCTATCTGATTTATTATAATCAGTTATGAATGACTTTAATGTTTCTGAACTATTATAGATATCAAGTGCATCTCTTAATGCTCCTGCTTTAAGATTAGGTATTGACTCACCTACTACTGTAATAACTGAATAGTCTTGTAATGCTTTAGTGAATAATACTTGTAAGATTGAATATGTTTTGCCGGATGAACTTCCTCCCTGATTAACTAATATATCTTCTGTGGCATTATAATTAGCCTCAAATAAACAGGAGGTTTTAAACATAAAATTATCCCCAAGCCTTACCGCAATGAATCATAGCTTTAATTCTTTGCTCTTCTATAAACTTTATAAACTTAAAAAACTTTCTCATATTAATTCAATACATGATATATAAACTCCTTTAATACTTTAGAGTAATACATTTCATAAGTTAATGTTAGTTCATCTTCCATTAGTCTAATGTAATATCTTTCTCACTTGATGCTATTGGTGCATCTGACTTAATCACTTCTACCTGGATATTCTTATTAAGATTCTCATTCTTACTTTCAATCTCCTGTTTAGGTTGACCATAAACTCGAGTTAATAAAGTTTCCATTGAATATAGTGTACCTTTTTCTATTCCTCTTTTAATTGCATTTGCTATTGTTTTTTCCAATACAGTTGCATTATCATCTTTGAATACTTCTGCCAATTCACTTATTGACATAGCCATCATATTTTGAATAGTTGTATTAATATCCTGTTTATTATATCCCATGTCTTTTAATAGGCAAACAAATTTTCGAGGTCTCCCATGTGGGTTTCCTGACTGCCCTTTTTTCCAACTAAATGGTAATATATATTCTTTATTCTTTGACATTACTTATAATATTTTTTAAATCTTCTATCATTTTTTGCCTTAAAAATAATTCATTCATTCTCCATGTTTTTTGAATTGCTAAATGTTTATTAAAATCTTTATTACATTCATTTATTTTATCTTGCAATGAATTATAATCAGTTACAATATAATCTTTAATTTGATTTTCATATATTCCTATTTCTGATTTACGAATAGTATTCCAACAATTAATATCAAAAAAAACTACATTATTACAAAATCCTGCTTCATACCAACGATTCGCAAGATTGTTAAATACCTTGTGTGTATATTCATCCTCAATGTATAGTGAGTATCTAAATAAGTTTAGCGTTTCCTTATTATTTTCCCATGAAATTGTATCTAAATACTTAGGATTACATCCAACGTGTTTAAATTTTTTCATGTTCTTTGTTGATGTGCTTAAATACAAACCGCCTTGAATATATTTTTTAAAATATTTTTTTCTATCTTCTCTCCATCTACCATAATAAATACAGTCATATTTTTTTTCAGTAAGTTGATTTGGTTGTTTAGCAATTAAAAGATTAATGTTTAAAATATCTGTTTTTGTTTGTAATCCTCTATTTTTAATTAATTCAAAATTTTGTATAGTATGAAATTTTTTATTATTTCTTTTAGAACAATAAAATAATGGTGGATTATTAGTACCTTGCTCATATTCACCAATTAACCAAAAATATTTACTATTAATGCTTTTAGAAACAAACTCAACTTGTTTTTCAATCTCAGCATTCAATCCAGCAAAACCAAATATAAATACATCATATTTCTTATTATTATTAATTAACTGTTCTGTTGAATAATAAAAGTCAGCTTCTAATTCTTTTTTAAGTAATATCATATTACGCATATTAACTGCGGTAAAATTGCTTTCTATTTTAGTACCAACTTTTATATCTAACAAAGCTATTTTCATAATCCTACTTTAATTAAAAAATCTTCATAATTCAATTTTTTACTTGAAGTATTTAATTTTGTTTGTAACTGTTCTAATTGTTCTATTGATTCACATTTAATTGTAAATGAAACTGATTCATTAAATTCTTTAACCTCTTCAATATCATTTATATTAGTATCAAATATCGGTACATCAATTCCCCACCCATCAAGTTGTAGCGCATCCCATTTTTCTAAAATACCCCAATCCCATTCGCCACCACTTACATTATCTTTGATTAAGAATTCACGTTGTTTATCCGTTGATAAACCACTTGCTTTAATAATTGGCACTTCCTTTAACCCAGCTTCTTTACATGCTTTAAAACGCATATTTCCACCTAATATAACCATGTCATCATTAACAACTATTGGTCTTATATTTAACATTTCAGGAAAGTCCTTTATTGATTGAACTAACTTAGCAAACTTATCATCCTTAATTAATCTTGGATTATTAGGATTAAGTTTTATCTCATTAATTTTAACTGTTGTTATTTTCATTTCCAAAAGTATTGCATTTGATATTCGTCGTTCATCTTCCCTGTCCTTTGTATTGTTTAGTCTGTTTATCCTTTGGAGATTTACGCTTAAAGGCTTTACCTACTTTACGCTTACCAAAGTTTAATTTATTATTTACTTGTTTATCCTTTGCCATAGTTTAGTATAATTTGTAGGATAGTTTAATTCTTTAATTAATGTATAACCTAACTTATTAAAAAACTCAATCCATTCTGATTGCTCTTTAACATTAATATGTCCCCAATCAGCATCCCAATCTGTTTTATTAGATGTTGAACTAAATAAGATGTAGTTAGGTTTGATTGACTTAAATAATGAGTTTAGTTCCTTATCAGTCATATGCTCGGCTACTTCTATAAAGTTCATTAAATCAGTAGTAATCGGCTTGTCTATTATTGTAAGTTCAGGAAAGTTAGATTTGATGTAGTTTTTATGTGCATCCCAAATCTCATAAGCAAAAGTCTCATAACCTGCTTTACGATATGCTTCAGCATAAACACCTGTTCCTGCTCCAAAGTCTAAAACAGATTTGAATGGAATGTCTAATTGATTAACAGTAGCCTTAGCTAAATCAGTAAATGCTTCATTAGTTGCTGAGATGCCCCATTCTAATTCACATTTTAAAAACTCTTCCGGTGTAATCATTCGTAATGCATATTTATATTAAGTTCATTAATCTTATGTGCTTTCGCTTCGATTGAGCCTAAAGCATAAACATTATGCTCAGGAATACCGATTGAGTTAGCCATTGGAGTTAGATCGGCTTTATTTCTCATTGATGAAATAACATAGCAAGTATCACCATTAGCAATTAGTTTCTTAGCCTTTAGCTTATTAGAATCTAAATGTATATTATCAAAAGAAACTTTAATGTTATTTGTTTTCATTATCAATCTCTTTTAGTTTACGAATTGCCCAATTAATACCTGCATCACCTCCCCAAGCATCCCACATCAAACCGCCACAACCCTCGGAGTAAGGAACATCTTTGTGTTGTTGATGTCTTTTAAACGATGCCATTCTTGCTATTGTATCTCTGCTTATCGGCTCACGATTAGCTAATTGATTTGCTCTTGCCTTGCCTGTAGCTTCGCCACAACTGCCCCATCCATGTTTATCAACCCAAGCTAAAGCACGTTTAGCGTTATTAGTTGCACCCTCCGGATAATCATTGTAAGAATCTGCATACTTGCTAACCTTAGCCATCTTAGATTCTGACCACTTAGATTGACAAATAGCATATCTTTGTTCTGTATCATATTCCTGCATATCAGGATAAGCCATACATCGAGATATAAACTCAGGCTTTGATTCTTTTGCTGATGGTGTTGGCATACTATATTAAATTACAAAATTTTTATATATTTCGTACCTTTTTTCTGATAACAAATCTAACGAATATTTTTTAACATCTTCGGCTAATTGTTGAGTTTTATCCACAAGTATTGAAGGATTATTAATAATATACCTTTGCCATTCAAAGAAGTTTTTTTCAGATAATAAGAATGAATTGTTTTTATTAGCTACTATTGTATAAGGCTTGACATTAGAAACCATTGCAGCGCAATCTTTAAAACCTGCTTCTATTAGTTTAAGTTCTGACTTGCAAGAGTTAAACTCATTATCCTGTAAAGGAATAACTGATATGTCTATATTATCATAAACTTCAGGAAAATCAAATACATCCATCGCTTCAATTCTACGGTATGGTTTATTGATTTCCTTTGGAGTTATAAGTCTCTTTAATTCATTACAATAAATAGGCTCATATTTCTCTAATGTCTTAAGGCTATCTGTAAGCATTCGCTCATAACCAATGTATATAGATTCTTGGTTAGGCTCGGCATTAAAACCAGTTAGAATAATCTGCCCTTTAGAATAGAACTTAACATCATAAAGAGATTGAGCAACTTTGTCGGATATTAGGTTTAAATCATGTATGTGAGTAACCCCTTGGGTAAACGCAAACCGAATGCGTTTTGATGGTAGCTTGTTACGTTTCCAAACCTCATCGTGAGTATCAA